CCGGGCACCCGCATCCTCGTGCTGGTCCACCAAAAGGAGCTGCTGGAGCAGAACCTCGAGAAGCTGGTGGCCGTCTGGCCAGAGGCCAACGTGGGCCTGTACAGCGCAGGCGCTGGCCGCAAGGATCTGGGCTGCCAGATCACCTACGCCACGATCGGATCGATCTGGCGCGACGCCCACCTGCTTGGCCGCATCGACATCGTGCTGGCCGACGAGTGCCACCTGATCAACCCCAAAGACGCTGGCATGTGGCGCGCGTTCCTCAAGGATCTGGCCAAGTACAACCCGCACACCCGCTGCATCGGCTGGACCGGTACGCCGTTCCGCGGCAACGGTGTCTGGCTGACCGCTGGCGAAGACGCCCTGTTCACCAACATCGCCACCCGTGTGGCCATGCGCGAGCTGCTGGATCTTGGCTTCCTGTCCCCGCTGGTACCGGCCACGACCGTCACGCGTATCGACGCCCACGACGTGCGCACCAGTGGCGACGACTACGTGGTCAGCGAGCTGGCCAAGGTCACCGACACCGAAGCATTGGTCGAAGCAACGTGCGACGAGATCGTGCAGCTGGCCGCAGAGCGTAAGCGCTGGCTGGTGTTCGCTGTGACAATTGAGCACGCCGAGCACGTGCGCGACGCCCTGCGCCGGCGTGGCGTGACAGCCGAGATGGTGAGCGCCAAGACGCCCAAGGCAGAGCGGGCCCAGCTGATCGGCGCCTTCCGCGCCGGGCGCATCCGCTGCCTCGTGAACGTGGCCGTGCTGACCACTGGCTTCGACGTGCCCGAGCTGGATTTCATCGCCCTGCTGCGCGCCACCAAGTCGCCCGTGCTGTACGTGCAGATTGCCGGCCGCGGTATGCGTCTGGCGCCGGGCAAGACCGACTGCCTGTGGGCTGACTTCACCGACACGACCACCATCATGGGGCCGGTCGACGCGGTCAAGGGCCGGCTGCCCATGGGCGGGCGCAAAGGTGAGGCACCGACCAAGCTGTGCCCCGAGTGCGGCAGCCAAAACCCAGCCAGCGCAACAGAGTGCCTCGACTGCGGCTTCCTGTTTCCTGAGCCTGAGCGCATCAAGCATGGCACGCAGGCGTCTGCCGCGGCCGTGCTCAGCTCACAGCAGGAGACCAACTTCGACATCCGCACGGTGAGCGAGGTCCGGTACCGCCTGCACACCAAGCCCGGCAGCCCGACCAGTCTGCGCGTCGAGTACTACGACAACATGATCCGCGTCGCCAGCGAGTGGGTGTGTCTTGGCCACGAAGGCTTTGCACGCAAGAAGGCCGAGCGGTGGTGGACCCAGCGCACCACCATCGATGCGATCCCGGGCGATGCAGAGCAGGCGCTTGAGTGGCTCGAGTACAGCGACGCCGTGCTGCGCAAGCCAGAGGCGATCGTCGTGACCAAGAAAGACAAGTATCCGCAGATCGTCAGTTACCACTGGCAACAACAGAAAGAAGCAGCATGAAAATCAAACACGAGCGAACACTCAGGAATGGCAAGCGCCATGTGCTTGTCGAGCTAGATGAGGGCGAGCACATCATGGTTGTTCACCCTGACAAGTACTACAAGACCGGCTACCCGATTGAAGAGGTGGTCGCTGGCCACATCATTCTCGACAGCGTGCATGTGACATGGTGCAGCGTCGGTCAGGAGTGGGTGTCATGAGACCAGCAGAGATTCAAGTAAAGATCAACATCGCCCAGCGAGAAGCCGACTTCTGGCGAGGCATCCTTGCTGACAAGCGATGCGGTAATTGCGAGCACTACAAAGACGACATCTGCTCGCAGTATCAAGCCGAGCCACCGGGCAAGGCGCAAGAACCCGGCTGCGACGAGTGGTCGTGGGATTCCATACCATTCTGACGTAGTATCACAATGCCAATACCAACGAAACCACAGCGCGAAGGCGACCAGCCTATGCCAACACCCAACAACAACCCCGCCGTGTGGCCCATCGTGATGGCCGATATGCAAGCCCGCCACGAGCTGGGCATCAAGCGCTACGGCACGCCGCTGCAGCCACACAACGGGCGCGACGCGCTGCGCGACGCTTACGAAGAGTCTCTGGATCTGGCTGTGTACCTGCGAACCGCAATTTTTGAAAGGGATGGGAAATGAAAGGTCTTGCCGTATCAATCCTGCTATGGGCCGGCTGCACCCTTGCGCTTGGCCTCATCGCTCGTGTCATGTGGTCCATCTTCATAATTGGGTGGGGCTTGCTGTGAAAGACATCCTTACCGAAGAAGACCTGTGCCCGATCTCGGACTACTGGACACGCGGCGGCCTTATGGACTGGCTGCGCGGCAACAGCATCCCATTCGTCGTGGCCAAGAACGGATGGCCGCGCGTGCATCGCAAGGCCTTAGAGCGGGCGTTCGGTGTACAGCCAGACGCCATTGGCATCGAGGTCAAAGAAGCCGACTTCAACTTTGACGCGTTGAAATAACAAACCTTATAATCACAATGATGAAGCGGCTCAAACACTGGCACGAAAAGAAGTTCACCGGCAAGAACGGCCAGACGTGGACGGCGTACTACCACGTCGTCAAGGTCGACGGCAAAGTCAAGTGGACTTCGCTTGGCAACAACAAGTCCGCGGCTCTGCGCAAGTGGGCTGAGATCGAAGCCAAGCCAGTGCCCAGTGAAGCTGGCACGTTTGACTCGGTTGCCAACGAGTACATGAAGTGGGCCGAGGCTGAAGTCGCCAACGGCGAGCTGGCCCAGCGCACCTACGATGACCGCGAGAAGTACCTCAAGGCTATGCGCCCGGTGTTCGGCCAGCACCCGCTCGAGGCGATCCGCTCATCGCATGTGGTCAAGTACATCGACAAGCGCAGCAGCAAACACACGGCCGGGCAGGAGATGCGTTTCCTGTCCGTGCTGTGGAACTGGGCCAAGGCGCGTGACATCGTCACCAGCGCCAACCCAGTGCAGGGCGTCAAGCTGCCCGGTACCGGCACCCGCAAGATCGAGGTCCGTCCGCAGGACTACTGGCTGGTCTGGGGCTGCGGCGACCAGATGGTCAAGGACGTCATGGAGCTGGCAGCCCGGCTGGGCACGCGCCCGCAGGAGGTGTTCGGCCTGACGTGGGGCAAAGTTGACCTGATCGCCCAGCCGCTGACCGTCAAGGTCTGGCAGAACAAGGTGGCCGGGTACCGGCTGGTGGTGGCAGACGCCGAGCTGGAGGCCCTGATTCAACGCCTGCGCGGCGATCGCGACAATCCGAGGGGTCACGTACTGACCGACGAAGATGGCGGCCCCCTGAACCCCGTTGGCGCTTTCCGGTACCGTTTCGGGCTGGCCCGGTCTGCCGCCATCAAGAAGGCCGAGGAGGCCGACGTCGACCATCAGGACTTCCAGCTGCGCGACCTGCGGCCCATGGCCGGGCTGGCCATGCTGGACGCCGAGGGCATGGACGCCGCGCGCCGGCTGCTTGGCCATACCACCGAGCGCATGACCGCGGCCTACACCACCAAGCGCCGTGGCTTCGTCAGCGACGCTGCACCGATCAAGAAACAGGAGGTGGCAGATGCCGCTCGAGAAACACCCGACCAAGCCTGACACGCTGGTCTTTCGTGGCCACCCGGCAGCCATGCGCCCAGTGCGCAGGTACACCTGCTTCGCCTGCGGCCATTTCTTCGAACTGGGCGAACAGTTCCACAGCGACGCGCCGGATGTGGTCTACCACCTGCGTTGCTACATCGCCGAAGTGAAGAAAGGTTAGATGTGCATCTAACCCATCACAAGCGTGAAGATGGCACCCCTCCGCAAACCCGCATGAACACTGGAGATTTTTGGAGGCGGGGGTCGGAATCGAACCGGCGTACACGGATTTGCAGTCCGATGGAGAAAAACGCCGGAAAGCCTGTATCCATGCTGGTTTCGGAGTGGTTGCCCTCTGAAATCGCATCTAAAATATCACAATGATTGTGGGCTGGTGACCCGCATGAATCCTCAGTCCACCACCAGAAGGTTAGAAGTGAAAGGAAAAGCATGAAACGCTACATCGGAACCAAGATCATCCACGCGGAGCCGGCCACCGGCCCGGGCGGAGATGGCTACAACGTGACCTACGCGGACGGCTACAAGAGCTGGTCGCCCAAGGACGTCTTCGAAGAGGCCTACCGCCCGGCCGACGGCCTGACGTTTGGGCTGGCCATCGAGGCGCTGAAGAAGGGTCTCAAGGTCGCTCGCGCTGGCTGGAATGGCAAGGGCATGTTCGTCTACTACGTCCCCGCCAACAGTTACCCCGCGCAGACCAGCGCCGCCAAGAGTCACTTCGGCGAAGACGCGATGGTTCCGTACAACGCCTACATGGCAATCAAAAACGTGGACAACACCGTGAGCACTTGGGTACCCAGTGTCAACGATGTGCTGGCCGAAGACTGGAGCATCCAATCATGAGCACCGACGCACAAATCGAAGCCGAAATCCAAGCCAAGGGCAAAACGGCCGCGCGCATCACGCCTGCTGACATTGAGGACAACATCATCAAAGAGGTGTTCTTCACTGCCGCCGACGGCATGGCTGGAGCTTGGCGCAATGGAGAAGGAAGAAATCAAGGCTCAGTGAATACAGAGCATGAACTTCTGACGTTCTGCGTTTTGACTTTGCGCAACGGCTTCACCGTCACCGGTGAGTCGGCTTGTGCCAGTCCCGAGAACTTCGACGCCGAAATCGGTCGCAAAGTTGCCCGCGCAAATGCTGTGCAGAAAATCTGGCCTTTGATGGGCTACGAGCTGCGCAGCCAGCTGGCCGCCAAGGCTGCCGACGACAACGACTTCGCGCTGGGCAAGGCCTGCGACATGTCGGGCGAAGGCACCTGCGAGGCCTGCCA